TTTTGTCACTGGTTATGACAAGGCATATTACACTGGATTCTATGCGGGACCACCATCATATTCTACACCTGCAGGATCAAACCCAGCAGGTCCATCATATTCGAATCCAGCAGGTCCATCATATTCGAATCCAGCAGGTCCATCATATGGTCAGGCGTATGCAGGAACTTATACTGGACCTACAGGTCCAGGAACTTCATATACTGGATTCTATACTGGTCCAGGACCAGCGTACTCAGGGTTTTTCAGCGGTCCAGGAACTTCATATACTGGATTCTATACTGGTCCAGGACCAGCGTACTCAGGGTTTTTCAGCACTCCATATACTGGATTCTATACTGGAACAGCGTACACTGGAACCTATACAGGGTATTTCACTGGCGTAGGAATAGCATATACTGGTTTTTACACTGGAACAACAAATTACACTGGAAATTACTCAGGAAGTTATATAAATAATTTTACTGGATCATTTTCTGGAGCAACAATACAAGCAACTAAAGAAACAGTGTCATCTGTTAAATTATGGATAAGGACAGCATAAACATGGTTTTGAGAAATAAATCTTCGGCAACACCTGTTTCTGCTGTAAACTGGCAGGGTCTGCAACAGATGTCAGTTGATGAAGTAAAGAATTACATTGCACAAACTCTGACAGTTTCATTCGGTGCAAACTCAGATGGTACTGGCACTGCTGAAATCAACATCACAACAAACAACAGTGGTACTGGTACTTCAATCGGCACGTTTGTTGACACAGATCTTCAAGCGGCGACAGGAACTCATCCAGCAGATGCAGTTGGTACGGCTTATACGGACGCTTCTGGTACATACATGGCAAATGCGAATGTTGTCACATACACTGCAAAACAGGTTACTGCTGCTGCGGCGGAAAGTATTACCAATCGTCCTTTGAAATATGATGCTGGTATTAAAGAACTGACAGATGCTCAAATTGATAGTGAAATTTTAGATTATGCTATTAATGCGATGGTCTCTGAAACAACTTATACTGCTGGGCAATATAAACTACAACCAACTGCTCCGTCGGGTGGTACTTGGGTTTCACGTTATACTCTAACAGATGTTGCTAATGGCGGTAATACTACTACATATCTGTGGCAGAAAACTGCTGCAACTACACTGTCAGACTCTAATCTTAAACCATTAAAACTTATTGATACCAAAGATGTCAAAGAAATGTCATCTTCGGAAATTCTACAGATGCTGCCAAATTTCCGCAACAGAATTATTGAGTCTGGTGTAGGATTATATAAGGTTCAATCAACTGCTCCAGTTTCTGGTGGAACATGGGTTGCGATGGGCGATGAGTTTGCTGATACCAGAGAGCAAATAACACCACAGAACTATCTGGGTAACTTCTCTGGTAACTATCTCGGCACCTTCTCAGGTTCAAGAAATTATTCTGCAGCATATGCTGGTACATATACTGGAGCATTCGCAAACAACTTTAGTGGCGGTTATGTTGGTCCAGCAAACTATTCCGCAGCATATGCTGGAGCATTCGCAAACAACTTTAGTGGTGGTTATGTTGGACCAAAAAACTATTCTGGTATTTACTCACAGGGGTTCAGTGGAAACTATGTCGGTAACTATGTTGGACCAAAAAACTATTCTGGTATTTACTCACAGGGGTTCAGTGGAAACTATGTCGGTAACTATGTAGGCACTGCTGGTTATTCTGGAAACTACACCAGAAACTTCAGTGGCAACTATGTAGGAACGTATGCTGGTTCTAGAAATTATTCAGGAAATTATGCTGGAAACTTCAGCGGTAACTATCTTGGCACATATCTAGGAACTGCAGCGTATTCTGGAACATACTCCAGAGGATTCACTGGCAACTATAATCCATTCTTTGGTGGTTTCGCTGGACCAGCATACGCAGGTACTTACACTGGAAACTTTAGCGGTAACTATGTTGGACCAAAAAACTATTCAGGTAACTACCTCGGAACATACACTGGATTCTTCTCGGGATCTAGAAACTATTCAGGTAACTATGCTGGAACATATACAGGTAACTATCTAGGATTCTTTACAGGAAACTATGTCGGTCCAGCAACCTATACAGGAACATATCTCGGAACATACACAGGATCCTTCTCAGGAAACTATGTAGGAACTGGAACATATGCTGGGACATATTCGGGTAATTATACTGGATCCTTCTCAGGAAACTATCTCGGAACTTCAACATATACAGGTAACTACACTGGATTCTTCACAGGGAATTATACTGGGTTCTATGCAGGAACTGCAACATATACTGGTACTTATACTGGATCCTTCACAGGAAACTACACTGGTTACTATTCAGGTTCTAGAAACTATTCTGGTAATTATGCCAGTAACTTTAGTGGAACGTATTCAAGTAACTTCTCTGGTGCAACAGTAATTGCAACCAAAGAAACTGTATCGACGATAAAACTTTGGGTTCGCACTGTATAAAACCCTTGACTTTTCGGGTAAAATAACGTATATATAATATTGAGAAATTATTTTTTAATGGAGATTTGAATGACTAGTACCCGCACAATTGAAAATCCTTACTGGGCGAACAAAGAAAAACAACATGTGATTGCGGAGTTCGTTTATTCCGATACGGGCAAACGAGCAACTGCATCAATTATGAACGATGGTACTAATCGAGATTATGATGAATTGATGAAGAAGTATAGCGTCGAGCAGATTGATGCGAATACCAAGAAACGGTTTGATGACCGCAATCAACATATCAAGCATAACATTGAACGCCAGAAGGTTGACAAGACTCGTATGCAGCAAGAGCAACTGTTCACTGCTAAATTAGATGCATTTGAGATCGATCTAATCAAGTCCTCAAAAAATCGCGAGTTGAAATCTAAGATCCGCAAAGCAAAAAACATCATGGAAGTTACTGCGTACACGGTAATTCTTCTTCAGCAGGAAGAAGCAAATACTGCAATCGCAAGAGAAGCAGTTGATGCAGAATAATGGTTTCCTTTATGTTGCAACGGTAAGAAAAGGTTATTATAGAGCGGCGAGAAATTCCGCTATATCTCTACGCGATTTCTATCCTGATGCAAAAATAACATTCTTCACGCATGAGGAATGGGTTCAACCAGATGATTATGAAATCTTTGACACAGTTGTAACTGAGAATGTCCCAAGAGATAAACGAGCGAAACTTTGGGCGCTTGATCAAACTCCGTATGACTTAACAACCTACATGGATTGTGACATGGAAGTTGAGCATGAAGATATCCAAAAGATCTTTGATCAAATCCCCAAAGATGTAGATATCCTCTTTACTGCTAATCGCCCGTATAACGCAGCACTGACTAAGTTATCTGACACAGAAGAAATGACTGAGCACTGTGGATTGTTTATCTACCGAAACAATGAACAAACATTGAAACTCATGCGTGCATGGTATGACGAGTACTGGGAACAGAATAAACCAGGATGGGATCGTAAACATTATCCCGAATCTGCGCTACAATGGGACACATTCACAATGTGGAGACTCCTAAATCATTTCGACTTTGGCGTTAAAACTGCCAGATTCCCTGATCCAGATGCCAGATGGAATTTTGTTTCTGGATATAAAAAAGAAGAATTACAGGGCCAACCAGTAGTGATTTATCATTATACAATTCCACATTCTTTATTAGATTAATAGGACACACATGCTACAATTTACAAATTCAGTTTCTAAAGAACTAAGTGATATTTTAGATCCATTCACAGAATGGTTCTTTGCTCAAAATGATCAACATCTCGTGCTGGGTCCAGAAAGGCATCAAGAAATACGTCGAGGTGGGTTGAACGTGGATACTGCTACCGACGAACAATATTTAAATCATATCGTTAGTAAAGGTGAGCGACATGTTGGTTTCCCTGATGTTGCATGGTGTACTGACATGTCTCAGGCACATGGACAAACATGGTTTCCAACCGAATATGGTAGAAGACAGCAAGCAACGAATTCTGAGATAATGAGTTATCTTGGTGCAAGAAACAATGCCGTGTTTACTTACTATCCTGAAAATGGTTTCATGGGATGGCATACCAACTGGAATGCATCAGGATATAATATTCTGATCACATATAATGCAGAGGAAAATGGTGGATACTTCCGCTACTTAGATCCAGTAACAAAAGAAATCGTGACTATGGTAGACCCTGTTGGTTGGTCGTGCAAGGTTGGATATTTTGGTGATCGTAGCGATCCGAATAAAATTGTGTATCATTGCTGTGGTAATACTGCTAAGAGATTGACACTAGGATATGTTGTACCGCATCTAGAAATCTGGCGGTCAATGATTGAAGACATCAGCGGCGAGGATGCTTCTCACTTTTCCTGAGTGCTCTTAACCTCATTATATTTTGCGAGTAGATCTTCCAGAATAGTCAACTGCTCATGCATTTTTTCAATATCATCTAATAACTTAGGAACTGCAATTCTTGCTCGCTCGAGGATTGCAGTTTCATAGTTTTTAATTCCAACATTAGTAGCAGACTTAATTCGACGGTTTCGAAATAGTGTTTTGATTTTACTAATTAATGATGGAATTTTCGGCGTCATGTTTAATTGAATCATGTGTTGATTGCTGCGTTGTTCAGTTGCCTGTTGTCGTGCCTTTAAAATTTGTTCTTCTTTTATTTTTGCCGCTGCAGTATTTTCTCTAGCAAGTTTTTCATTTTCCTTTTTGAGGATCTGTAATTCTTCAACTAGTGTCGGATCTGTAACATGAACGGTTTCTACAACTGTTTCGATTACCTTTTCAATTACAACAGGCGGATTTTCTAAAATCTCTTTTGCTTTAGCAATTGTTTCTGCTGCTACTTTTGATTCTTCTTCTGTTGCAAGTTTTTGTCTCTGTATTTCTTCATGTTTTTCTTGTGCGATTCTTTCCCTATCGAGTTCTTCTTGGGAAGGTTCATTAATCTCAACTTCGATAATTTCTTCTTGAAAGTTTCCATCGATCCACTCTTCTACGACTACTTCCTCGGGTGGAGGTGGTGCTGATACTAAAGGTTCTGGAATATAATCTTGTGGTGGTGGTGCGACGACTCTTGCTCTTGCCATATTATGTCCCCAATTCTATCATGCACGTATTGAAATATAATCTCTTGAATTTTAATTTTCTCTCATAGCAGAAATCTCTGACTGCTGCTCTAACTCCAGGATGTAAACTATTATGTATTGAATAATCATCAAGAAAAATTAATCCATTTTGTTTTACCACATCAAGACTAGATACCAAATCTTCCATCACACCCTCATAACTATGATCACCATCGATATAAATCCAGTCCAATTTTTCTCCAGTATACGAAGAAAACCAATCCCGAGAAGTCATTCGATGGATAGTTGCAGGTAAATCTTTAAATTGTTCACAAACGTTAAGATAGAGATCGTCATAAAATTTTTGAAAATCTGCTGGGTCTGTCGAACCTACTAATGAAGAATATCTCTCTAATATTTTTTCGTACCCCATATTCAACCAATCAGTAGTATTTTCATATACGCTGATATTATATGGATCTATCATATGTAGATAACTACATTTTGTCAAAAGTTGTTTTGACGTATCACCTCTCCAGATACCGATTTCTGCACCTACAGAATTTTCTGGAATCCAATTCTCAGTTATTTTTTTAATATCCGTGTTTGTCCCAAGCATCATTTACTTTTTTCCAATTACCATGAAGCGATCGAAGTTTACTTTACCATCCCAAGACCAGTAAGACTGTTCGATCTGTCCCTCGTAGAAAACATCAGTAACTCCAACATTCTCAACATGCTCTTCGATCGATGGAACACAATTTATACCATACATCTCTCTAAACACATTCGACGACTGACAGGCAAATATACAATCCTTGTTTGCGGTCGTCATTTTATTTAGCGGATACATTGCCTCGCAACCAATAGAAACTACCACATCAGTTTCTAGTGCATTGATGTCATGATATGCAAAGGGAACATCCCAGTTGATATGATTTAATTCAACGCCATTCTCAGAATAATACCGATTGAACACCATTGATAATTCCAATGCGTCTTTATCAATATCGATCAAGTTAATTTTCTTGACATTTAAATTTTCACACAGTAATGGAACAAGTGGAAATCCTAACCAAGAATTTAGAATTGTAATGTCTAATTCTTCTGGAACATCTTTCATCTCCAATAGTTTTTCGACTAACCAAATGGCAGCATCCATAGTATTCGGATTCATGGACTTGCGGAAGTCCTCGTGTTTCCATGGCATCTCGTTGGCAATCTTATCAAGTCCCTCGCCCCAATAGCGATAGTTGTTCAAGTAATTATAATTTAACATCTTGTGGTCTTTCCATTGAATCGTATAAACAAACGAGCGGTTCAGGTCTGAGAACATGTTCTCTTACATCAATCGGCCAAACATATCCATAGTTATAACTATACACCCAGTTATCTGGAAAATGTCCGATCTTCAAAAGACGTTCTCTTTGGTGACCGAATAGATTATCTAACCCACGATAATAAAAAAACATTTGGTCAGGATAATCTCTTACGAACTTAGTAATTTTGTTTACATCTAATTTATCGTTCCATCTAAGAACGCTTGAATTTAGATCCGTGTATCTAAACGGAATTTCTTTTGTATCCTCTTTCATTTGCTTCATGTTATGCCAACGAGTTCGAATGAAAGTTAATGTATCTTCTGGATTATATTCAACAATACAATCAATATTATGTTGAATACCTATGTCTAAGTCTAGGAAAAGTTTTTCTCCCATCTGCCGCACGACATTTTTGTCGAACAAGTGGAGTTTATTCCACCATTTCTCATAGTAATTATCTTCAGGAATGGGAATAACTATGACCTCTGGATCTAAATCTCCAGGGTGTTCTGTGATACAATAAAATTTAAATTCGTGCGTTAAGTGCTCTCTACACATTTGCAGAATACGATTTACGTATTCTGGTCCATATTTAAACCCCCACTTCACTGTGTAAATATTAATCATCAAATATTCCAATGCTCTAAAAGATCAGGATCAACTAACGATTCCTGTTTCACTTTGCCTCTACGATCATCTTGGAACGGCAGTAAATCCACATTAAACACGCAGAGAATGCAGTCTTTTCTATATATACCCACAGTAAGGTCACCTGAATCCCAGTCGCGTCCTCGGTTATATGAGTAAGCAAACGTATTTGGAAAATGTTTCCATAGAGGAGTATTGCTAAAGTCGCCCCATCGCCAACTGTGGTAGTTGTCGGTTCCATCTGTAAACGTAAACCAAATACGCTCTTGGTTTTCGAGAACGTCCTGCCAGATACACTCCGTCTGATTATCCGACCACACCATGCAACTACCATTGGTATACGCACCATGAGAGAGTTTGAAGTTGCGCGATTTCATCGGTCGCGGATCTTGCCACCAAGAACGTAACTTGGTAGGATTCTCTAGGTCGTAAGTGATGATTGGCGACAAATCATTTTGTATGATAACATCAAGGTCGAAAAAGATAAATCTTCCAGTGGGTTTATCTTCTGCGAAGTTGTGTGTATTGAAGATAAACGTTTTCGGTCTATCCCAACAACGTGCCATGCCGTATTTGAAATCTTCAGAACCAAACCAGTATTTGGGATGGATGTCGGAAATATCTGGAAAGTCGATGACTTTAATCTCAGCATCAAAACCTTCGCTGTTATCCGTATAGCAATAGAAGTGAAACTCAAAATTATCTGAAGTATGTTTCTTTGCCATTCGATAAAGACGATTGACAAACTCAGCAGAATACTTTGTCCCCCATTTACAGCAAACGTAATTAACTCTCATTGCCACAACCTAATAATATTTTCATCAGTGCATTCCATTAATTTAATTTGTGCCTTTGCACTCGGATGCGGAACATTGTCTGTGTTGAACAAACATACCTTAGCATCTTTGCGAAACTTAAACCATTCCACATCATCTGGGTGATGCTTTCCACGATTCCACGAATAGATCCATCCTCCAGGAATATCCTTCCAAAAATCTCTCTGTCTCCAGTAATGGTAATTGTCACTCCCTTTAAAAAACGTTTTGAAAACGGAGTCAGAATTTTGTATAACATCTTTGTAGATATGTTCACAAGAAACATTAGGCCATAACATCATGCTCGAATTATAGAAAGTGCCTCGAGTATCTATGAACAATCTATCATGTTTCTGCGATTGTGGTTGCCAACGACATTGAATTATTCTTGGTTTTTCAGATAATTTAATTACCTCTGTTATATCTTCTTGGATTACCACGTCAAGGTCAAAGTAACACCAGTTTCCAGTATAACCAAGCCAATTATGTGAATTAAATACCAAGAACTTTGCACGGTCAAAACAGAAGGTTTCTTCGCCAAACCAATATTTGGGATGCAAAATACCATCGTCTGGTATAGGTGCAGTATCACATTCGATTCCCTCGGCGTTATCTGTAAAACACGTGAATGTATAGGAAGATGGGTTCCGAGAAAAATTCTTTCTCACCATCTTATATAAGTTGTTTACATACTTGGCGGGATACTTATCGCCCCACTTAATGCATACGAAGTTCATCATATTCTTTATCTGCTCCAGGAAACTGGTCTAACCCATTTAGTAATGCTATGGTATAACTTGGTCTATACCAGAAAGATTCATTGTGATCATCTATACCATAATAGTCTGCACCATATACGAACGAATAAATTTCACCCTTTGGAAAGTAATTGAATCTAAAATCTTCATGCCAAAGAAATCTATCATCACCAAAGTATTTGACCATGAAGTAATCAGGATCTGATTGGAAGTGTTCCCAAATATGTTGAACAGTTCCTTCCCTCCACATAACAACACTCGAGTTATAATTACTTAAGAAACGCATACCATGAGTTTCACCAACATAGTCTGGAAATTCTTTATTCTTCCAATAAGTATATACTATTGTAGGAAAATTGTCAATAGAATTCCACAAATGATCAATGTTTTTTTGGATCCTTGTGTCAAGATCCAAGTAAAGAACATCACCTAATCCCCCCAAAGTATACATCCATATTTTAATCCAATGTCCTTCTACGTCTTCAGGTATAGGAATTGCTTTTATTAATGGATCTAGGTCTGTTGGATCATCGGTGATACACGCATAGTTATATTTTCTGTCAGTATCATTTACTATTCTGTTGACGTCCGCAGCAGAATATTTTTTACCATATTTTAGCATCAAAATCGTTTGCATAGTATTCTCAGTTGTTATAAATATTCCCGTATAATTTATAAGGGTTTCCGATGGCACAAATTCAAAATATCTTTATTGACCAAGGAACAACTTTTTCTTTGTCCCTTGCAGTAAATGATCAGAACGGAGATCTAAAAGATCTTACTGGTTATACCGTAGCAGCACAAATGCGCAGATCGTATTACACTACTACTTCTACTAGTTTTACTGCAGCAGTTTCTTTGCCCGAAGATGGTGAAGTCACTATTTCATTGACTGCGGTGCAAACCTCAGCAATAAAAGCAGGAAGGTATGTTTACGATATTGAAATTACAGGCGATGGTGAAACGCTACGAGTTCTTGAAGGGATCGTTGTAATTAATCCAGAGGTAACGAAATAATGGCAATTAACGTTACTGTAGGAACTCCAACTGCAATTAAAGTTTCAGTAGGAACTTCGAATACTATAAATACAAATATAGTAAGTAAAAGAACGTCAACTAAAATAGAGACGTTGGCGGATGTAGATGTTGAGGGTATTCAAGATGGATATACTTTGGTTTACAATACTGCTACGAACAAATGGGAGGCAGTAGATCCTGCTTTAGATTTGAATTTGGGTATTATAGACGGTGGAACGTTTTAACAACTGAAATAGAAATAATAAACTAAAGGAAACTGACAATATGTCTACAATCATTCAAATTAAAAGAAGTTCGGGCGCAACTGCTCCAACAACAGCTGCTCTCCTAGAAGGGGAAATGGCATACGCACAAGACGCATCTGGTAACGGTGCTGGTGCAAAACTTTACATCGAATCAATCGAAGGCGCATCTGCCGCAATTCAT